GTGAACGGCCCCCAGGGCCCCGAACTTTTCGGGGAAGGTGCCCGGGTCACAATGCCAGGGTGCCGGCACCGAACAGCCGGGGTCCGGAATCGGGGGGGTCGCCCACATCACCCCCATGAGCAGAACGGCCGGGATCACCTACCCCCCCACCCCCCCTGCCTCGGAACCGCCCACCTTCCCGTCGTTATGCGCTATCCAGTCCTGCACCTCTCGGGCGGCGTCGAGGTACGCCTCGCTCGGCGTCATCGTGCGCTCCTGGCCGATCTCGTAGGTGGCCCAGATCAGGTCACGAAGCCGCTTCGGGAGCTTGAACCAGTGCGGCTTGCATCCCCACATGGCGGGCGGCACCTGGCGGTCGCAGCCGGGCCAGTGGCAGGTGTGGGTTCGGCTCTGGCGCTGGGATCTGACGTACTCGGCCTTCTCGGTCACGGTGCCTCCTGGCCGTCGATCAGTCGCACCCGCTCTAGCTCTACCTGCGCCTGCTCCAGTTCGAGGCGGCAGATGGCACAGGGGCCTACGAACGGGCGCGTGTCCTTGACCTGCTGGCACCTCGGGCACAGGAACTCGGGCATCTTGAGTGCATCACTTTCGGCGGTGGGTGTGGGCCCGGAGCGGTCCACGGTCCGCTCCGGGCCCACCTCGTCATGCTGCCTCGTCATCGGGTCAGAGGCTGGGCGGGACGAGGAGCACGTGGGCGTGGTGGACGGCGCCCGAGGTGACGGCGGTCGACACGCTCTTGGCCCGCACGTACCGCTTGGTCGGCTGGTAGGCGGCGGTCCGGCGGGTGTCGGCGGCGGCGACGGCGGCGAGGCTCCCGGAGTAGGGAGTCAGGGCGACGTAGGTGCTGTCATCGTCTGACTGCTCCAGGCTGAACGTGAATGAGCCGTCGGTGCGGGTGCCGAGCCCGGCGACGAGGAGGACCCGGGGGTCTCGGTAGCCGGCGGCCCACAGGTCGACGGCGGCGCCATTGACAGTGGCGCTTGATGCCTGGAGGGCGGGGTTGATCGGGCCGGTCACGGTGATGCCGGTGTCGAGGTCGATGGCCATTGGTCGGGTCTCCTGTCGTTGGGGGGCTTATCCGAGGCCGGCGCGGCAGAGCAGGTAGCCGAGGGCCAGGCCGACGAGGAGCCAGACGCCGGGGGCGTACATCATGCGGGGTTCCTCCGGTGCGAGCTGTTGCAAGCGCGGCATTCGACCTGGCCGGTCTCGTGGTCGAGGGTGAGATCGTCGGTCGCGCCGCAGCGGGCGCATTGACCGACGGCCCGGCGGGCCCGGCGGGAGGTGGCAGCCCAGCTCCCGGCGTACTGGGCGCGGGCGGCGTTGCGGGTCCGCTGGTGGGTCCGTTCGCAGGGTGCGCACCGGGGGCCGCCGAGGCGGTGGCGGGCGCCGCAGTCGAGACAGACCTGGAGGGGGCGGGTCACTCGACCCGCTCCCCTCGGCGTAGGGCCCGGATGTACTCGGCGCCTCGGCGGCGGGTGTCGGGGTCGATGGCGGGCGGTAGGGGGACGGGTCCGGCGGGGATGAGCGGGGTCGTGTCGGTGGCCTTGCGCGCGCGCCCGCGACGGTTCATTGACGGTTCTGACGGTTCGGGTCGCACGCTGCGACCCCTTTGACGCGTAGATGCGACCCCTCCCGTCGCATCCTGCGACCCCTCACCCGTCGCATCCTGCGACCCCATGAGGGCCCGGATGCCGTAGCGGTTCGGTCGTCCCGGGCGGCGTTCCACGTGGATCTCGCCCAGCTCCTCCAGGGCGGCGATCGAGCGGAACACGGTGGCCCGGTCGACCCGGGCTTCGGCGGCGATGAGGGGGACGGCCGGCCAGGCGTTCCACCCTCGGGCGTCGGCATGGTTGGCGATGGCGATCAGCACCAGGCGGTCGGCGAGGGAGGCCGCCGAGTGTTCGAGCACCCACGCCACGGCCTGGATGCTCATGCGGGCGGTTCCCCAGACCCCGGACCGTTTTCCGTTGCACTTCCCCGAGTGGGTTCAGACCGACCCGGAGTCTGGGGATTTGGGCGGCGGACCTCGACGGTGAACAGCTTGGCCTTGTTCATGCCGGGCGCCGCCTTCTCGGCCTCGCCGTCGTACACGATTCGGATGCGGTCGCCGATGGCGGGCTCCAGCCGGCACAGCTCGGCCTTGAGGCGTTCCTGGTGGGCGGTGACCTCCCGGACGCGGCCGTCCTTGGTCTGGATTCGGAGCTGAGGAGCGTCGTCGGGGCGGGGGCTCGGCGGCCCGTACCAGATGAGGGCGCCGGCGACCTCGTCCTTGGGGTTCTCGAAGTAGAAGGCGGTCACGAACTGCCTCCAGAATCCAGCCGCGTCCATGAGGGCGGCGTGACGGTTCACTGTCACACCTCGCAGGTACGGTGAAGGGCGCGGATGACCCGGCCCCGGTTGGCATCGTCGAGGACGGCGAGGTCGGCAATGCGGGCGGTGCGGTCCCCGTTCCAGATGGCCAGGGCGATGTTGAGGATGATGATCTCGCCGGCCGAGAGGGCGCCGAGGGTGTCGTTGGCGGCGATCCCGGGAAAGTCGGGCAGGTCCCCCTCGAGGTAGGGCCACAGGAGCCAGTGGGAGCGGTACTGCCCGAGCAGGGTCTCATAGGGCTCGCGCATCAGAGGTCGGTGTCCCGGGCCCAGTCGAACACCTGGCCGTACCCGTCGAGCGCCTGGGCGCGCAGCTCCTCCCAGAAGGCGGCCTCCCGGGCGATGGCCCGGCGGTCGGACACGGCGAAGGCCATGGCCTCGACGAGGACGCCGAGGAGGAAGGCGGCGACCACGCCGGTCATCATGCGGGCTCTTTCAGGTCGGCGGCCCAGTTCGCCACGGTCTGGCCGGTGATGCTGATGGCCCGCTCGGTCCGGAGCCAGATCTCCCGGGCGATAAGTTCCCACGACTTCCCGTCACGCCGGCCGGTCAGGATGAGATCGTCGAGCTGGCCGCCTAGCAGGGTGTCGGTGAGTTTCCGCTTGTCCGACATGCACCCGGTGTACCCGCCCATTTTGCAATAGGCAAGGAAAAATGGCCTGAAACTACTTAGAGGGATACCTGACCACGGCCAGGATTTGGCAAATCCCTTGCCAAGGTCCGTAGGATCGGGGCATGGCCGCCGAACCGAAGTCACTCGCCGTCGACGAAAACGCCCGGCGGGTCGTCCGTATCCTCCTCGCCCGCGAGGGCCGCAAGCACAAGCACCTGGCCGAGATGCTGGGCGTCACCCGCCAGACCGCCGACAACAAGCTGAGCGGCGCCACCCGGTTCACGACCGCCGAGCTGGCCCTGCTGGCCGGGATGTTCGAGGTCGACGTGCGGGTGTTCTTCGACCCCGACCGGCCCCTCTCGACAACGCCCGTCCTGCCCCCGGTTCCCACGGCCGCCCCCGATTTACTAACATGGCCGTATAGGCAGGTGTGCTGGTCAGAGGCCATTTCCCAGGGCCTCCCAGGTGGCGAATCACCCGTTCGGGGGATAGCCGAACATGCGGCATGACCGCAATCTGAACGCCGGCCGACGGCCCGGTCGGCGAATGAGCCTCGGGGGGGAACGGTGAACCCTTGGGTGTCGATCATGCGTGCCTACCTGGAGTCGAGGAGGGCCCGGGGCGACCTGGCGGCGCTGTCCCGCCAGACCGCCCGCTACGTCCTGTCGGACCTCGCCGAGCACCTGGCCGGCGTCGACCCCCACGCCACGGTCGGTGAGCTGGTCGAGGCCGTCACGGCCTGGGTGGACCGCCCGACGTGGACGGCCCGGACCCGGGGGACGAACCTGGGCTACGTCCGGCCGATGCTGAACTGGGCGGCGGCCCGGGACCGGATGACCCCCGGCGTGGCCGGCCAGCTCCCCAACCCCCGCCGGTCCCGGCCCCTGCCCCGGGCGCTGAACCCCCGCCAGGTGACGAACCTGCTGTCGGTGCTGCCCGACGAGCGGGCCCGGGTCATCGTCCTCCTCGAAGGCCAGTGCGGTCTGCGCCGGGCCGAGGTCGCCTCTCTCGACCTGGCCGATGTCGACCTCCTCGAAGGGTCGATCCGGGTGACCGGCAAGGGGGCGAAGACGAGGATGGTGTACCCCTCGGAGGAGACCCTCGACGCCATCCGGGCCCTGCTGGTGACCCGGGGCGGGGCGCCGGGGGCGCTGATCTGCCACGAACGTCACCCCGGCCGGCGCCTCACCCCGACGTGGATCGGGATCCTCGTCTCCCACTGGATGGCCGACGCCGGCCTGAAGACGGCCCCCCACGACGGGGTGACGGGCCACGCTCTGCGCCACTCCACGGCGACGAACATGCTCCGGGCCGGGGCCAACATCCGGGTCGTCCAGGAGGCCATGGGCCACGAATCGATCGTCACGACGGCCATGTACCTCCGGGCCGACAACCCCGAGGTCCGCGCCGCCATGCGCTGCCTCGACTACGGCACCCGACGCCTCCGGGTCGTCCCCGACGCCAAGCCCTAGCGGACCTGCGTCATGGTCTGCGCCGGCGTGGTCTCGGGCGTCGAGGCCGGGGCGGTGACGGCGTCGGCCATCCGCCGGCCGCCGGGGATCGGCGACGGGGTGAAGGTGGTGAGCAGGGTGGCGAGCGCGCCGACGGCGCCCCCGCCGATCGAGGCGAGGGCGTCGGGGGTCGGGACCTTCTGCCAGGCCAGGAGCGTCATGGCCCCCACACAGGTGAAGCCGATGACGCCGAGCGAGACGGCCGCCCGGGCGATGGTGGGGCTCTCGTAGCGGTACGGCATCAGCGGCGCCGGCCGACGGCGACCCCGACGAGGACCCCGACGGCGAGGACGACGGCCAGGATGGTCCAGATGGTGGTGGCGACGGCGCCGGCGATCATGCCGGGGTCCAGTGCCGGCCGTCGGGGACCAGGTACTCGGGCGGGGCGCCCAGCACCCGCACGCCTTCCCCGTAGGTGAACAGGCCGTAGTCGGCGCCGACGAGGATGTACCCCTTGATGTTCCCGGCGGCGTCGTAGGCGGCCATGGCCCCCACGCAGGGGGCATTGACGTTGGGTCGGTTCGGGTCGTCGGCGGGCATGGTGCCTCCCAGGGGACGGGGTAGCGGGGTGAGGAAGACGCCGCGGGGAACGGCGACGTGGACGTGGTCGCGGTGGTCGGCCCACACCTCGGCGCCGTAGAAGGCGGCGCCGTCGACGCGGCGGCCGTTGTGGATGGCGATCCCGCCGGCGGCGCCGTTGTAGATCAGCTCGGCGAGCTGGGCGCCCACCTGGAGCAGGGCCCGGTAGACGGCGCCCATCTGGACGGCGGTGACGGCGGTCACGCCGGGGACGGCCCCGCCGAAGTCGACGGCCAGGCCGACGGCGCCGGTCCCGGCGGCGTAGTGGAACCCGTCGGGGTCATGGCCGGGCCCGGTGATGTCGGTCACCCGGTACAGCAGGCCGGTCGACTCGACGTAGTCGACGATCGCCTGGCACTCCCGACTCACGGTCACGAGGCCGGGCCGATGTCCTCGACGAGGAGGAACGCCGGATGATTGGCCGTGGCCGCCATGGCACCGGTTCCGGCGGCCGCCTGAAGGGCCAGTTTGTAGGTGTGGCTCCCCGTCGTGGGCGTGAGGTCGACCTCGACGTGGATGGTCTCGTAGACGCTCGTCCCGGCGACAATGAGGGCGCCTTGTTGGAGGTAGGTCGCCCCCTCTTTGATGCTGAGGATCATCTGGACGTTGGGCGTGGAGTTTTGAACCGGCACCGTCGCCGAGATTTTCAGGCGGCGGTTCGCCCCGGCGGTGACGGTGACGGTCAGGTTGGTGAGGTCGGTTTCGGCGGTGATCGACGCCTGACTGGCGGTGACGAGCGCCTCGCCGATCCATCCGCCGGGCAGCTTGTCGAAATTGGCCTTGGTGAGGACATCGCCGACGGCCTCGGTTCCGACGTAGGCGGTGCGGACCGTCATCGTGCCTCCTAGTAGGCGAACCGGCCGGTGTCGAGCAGGCCGGTCACGGTGTTGTCGAAGATGAGGGCGGCGAACTTGGTGGCGTCCTGGAACACGAAGGTCGTCTCCCACGTCGAGGTGCCCATGTCGTGGGTGATGCCCCGGATGAACACGTCCCGGGAGATGCGGGCCCCCCCGCCGGGCGGGGTGAACTTGACGGTGACCCGGTCGCCGAGCTTGCGGCCGAGCACCTGGGGCCACAGGTTGGTCGGGTCGCCCAGCGGGTCGATGGTGATCCGGTCGATCCGGACCTCGTAGTCCTTGAGGATCGACAGGACATAGGCGGCGTAGTCGGCGACCTCGGTGTCGGTCTGGTTGAGGAGGTCGGAGCGGCCCCAGGTGCGGGTCCGGTACTCGGTGCGGCTGGTGGCGTCGGACACGATCTGCTGGACACCGCCGACCCGGGACAGGCGAATCAGGTTCTTGGTCTGCTGGAGATCGGCGGCGAGGACGATGTTGGTGAACCCCAGCTCGGCGCCGGCGTCGCCGAAGGTGGCCTGGGAGACGGCCGATCGGGTGTCGGTGAGGATGCCGTGACGGTTGCGGAACACGATCTTGCCGTCGACATCGAAGTAGACCTCGCCGATCTCGGTGTCCGACGCCAGGCAGATCTCCGACCAGGCGTTGGCCGACAGGTCGGTCCCCTGGAGCGTGGTTTTCCCGACGGCGACGTTGCGTTCCTCGGTGGGCCAGCCGATGTTGTCGAGGACCCGGTTGATCCGGGCCCCGCTGTCCTCGCCGGTCCCGACGATCCCGCCGGCCACCCCGTCGTAGTCGGACACCACCCCGGTCCCGTCGGTCGACCGGAACGTGGTCTGCGCCCAGTTCTTCCGGTACCGCAGCACGGGCTCGTCGACGAACCCCCGGAACACGTCGTAGGTGATGCCGGTGGCGAGGTGGGTGACCCGCAGGCGTACCGCCCGGCCGGCCTTGACCTGGGAGACGCCGGCGACGACGTAGGGGCCGCCCAGGTTCGTCGGGTCGAACCGGCGGTCCTCGTTGGCCACGTCGATGCTCATCGTGCCGGCCTCGGCCCGGCCGTACACGCCGTCGAACCGGGACGCGCCCCGGTTGACGATCCCCCTCTTGAACCACGTGGCGATCGGCGTGAAGTAGTCGGTGGTGGCGAACTTGGCGGTGTCGAACTTCCCCCGGGTCGGGTCGTCGAAGACCAGGTAGCCGACATCGCCGGCGGCGGCCGAGAAGGCGATCTCGGGAGTGATCGTGACGCCGGTGGTCATGCCGGCGGGCCCGGGTTGACGGGCGGGCCGGGCATCAGGTCGACCACGGCGACGATGGTGTCGACGATCGCCTCGATGAGGAGGCGGGAATCCATCTTGCGGTCGTGGACGGCGTCGGACAGCCAGGCGAGCTGGGCGGCGAGCTGGGCCCGGGTCTCGATGGGGCGGTGTCCGTAGGCCATCAGGCGCGGGCGAAGCGGGGCCCGTTGTTGGCCTCGAAGGCGTCGATGGCCCGCATGACGGCCTGGGCCGCGCTCACCGGGTCGAGAGCGTTCACGGTGATCGAGTACATCCGGCCGCCCCCGCCGGCGCCGGCGGGAGAGATCGTCTCGCCGGCCATGGCCAGGATCGGCACCTCGGTCCCCGGCGCCCCCGGTACGACCCCGCCGGTGTGGAACTCGGGGAGCTGCGGCATCTGGAACCCTTTGCCGCCCATCCCCGGCACCCAGTCGGGGATGTGGAACGACAGCTTCCCGACGGTGTTGTTCCACGCCTTGGCGATCAGGTTGAACGCCGTCTTGTAGGGCCACAGGATGGCGTCCTTGATGGCCCCGCCGATGGCCATCAGCTTGTCGGGGATGCCCTTGATGAAATCCCAGGTGGCGATGGCCGCCCCCTTCACGGCGTCGAAGGCCCCCTGGACGATGTTCCGGAACGTCTCCGACTTCTGGTAGGCGAGCACCAGGGCGGCGGCCAGGCCGGCGACGAGGAGGATGATCCCCATCGGCGGGGTGAACATGGTGGCGGCCAGACCCTTGAACAGGGAGGTGACCCCGCCGACCATCGGCTGGAGGACGGCGAACCCACCGGACAGGTCCCCGAAGGAACGCATCATGTTGGTGGCCCCCTCGGTGGGGAGACCGAAGGCGCCGCCGAGGCCGTCGAGGAGGTCGGCGGCGCCCATGAACTTCGATTCGGACCCGTCGGCGGCCTCGCCGGCCTTGTCCATCGCCCCGCCGAAGGACCGGGACTTGGCTTCGGCCTTGTCGAGGTCGCCGGCCATCGACACCGCCGACGAACCGACGTTCTTGAAGGTCCGCTCGAGCGACGAGGAGTCGCCGGCGAACGTGAGGGTGACGGTATTGCCCGAGGCCATCAGTCGACCACCAGGCCGGCGGCGCGGGCGAGGTCGGTGAGGCCGGCTTCGAGAGCCTTGGTGATGCTGTCCCGGTTGGCCGAGTAGGCGGGGTACATGTAGCGGCCGCCGGTGACGAACGGCCGGCGGTTGGCCTTGTCCCGGCCGATCCGGCCACCGAAGTCGAGCCAGCCGTAGTAGGGCACCTTCTTGGACCCGCCCATCACCCTGGCCTCGCGCTGCGACGACGCGGCCCGCAGGCTGGCCTTCGCCCGGCCGGTCTTCGAGGGGACCCGCCGGGCGGCGCCGGCGGCGACGGTCTCGGCGGCGGTGTTGAGCACGACCCGGAGCTGTTTCTGGGTCTCGCCGTCCATCGACTTGAGGGCCCCCTGGAGATCCCGCAGGCCGGTGATCTTGATCGGGTCGACCGGGTTGCTCATGAGCGGGTCCGGGCCCTCATGTCGGCCACGTCGCGGGCGTGAGCCCGTTGCGCCTCACGCCACACCCAGAAGGCGCGCCAGCCGACGTATTCGGCGTGGGGCAGCTCCCGCACGCCGGCCAGGGTGACGCCGAGCTCCAACGCCAGGGCGTAGTCGAACGGGTCGTCATCCCCGAGCGCGATCGCTCTCTCCGCTGCTTTTCTGCGCCTCCTCGTCGAGGCGCGACAGCGTCTTGATCGCGCTGGAGAGCTGGTCGGCGACGTGGGCGGGGACGGTCCGGTACCACTCGGCGACCTCGTCGGGCGGGTGCTCGGTGCCGTAGGCGATGACGGCCCGCTCCAGGTGATCCCACGCCACGCCGTCGGCGACCATCTTCTGGAGCGTGGCCGCCTCGGCCCGGGTGAGGCCCCGGATCTCGATGAACTCGCCGTCGATGGTGACGGTCTCCCGGGGAAGGTTGAACTTGGGGAGGCTCACGGCCAGGTCGTCCTGGTCACGGCGCCGGTGATCTTGAAGTCGGCGGTGTAGGTGACGACACCGCCCACCGGGGCCGACCGCTTGTAGCCGGTCATGAAACATTCCCCGGTGTACTTGACCTTCCCCGTCGTCGACCCGCCAGGGCCCCACTCGAACGTGGAGGATGTCTCGTTGCCGGCCAGACCCTGGAGGATGGCGTCCGGGCCGGTGGTGGTGGTGTCGTCCCACTTCCCGGTGATCGACAGGTCGTGTTCGGCCTGGCCGGATACGAACGTCTTGTCTTCGGCGTTGGCGGTGGTGGTCTCCCCCATGTCGACCCCGGTGTCGAGGTCGACCCCGTCGACGTAGGTGGTGAGGGTCTGGAGGGTCCCGGCGGCGTTGTCAAGCTTGAACGTTTGGTTCTTGCCGTGGTAGAAGCTCATCCCCTCACGCCTCCTCGGCGGCGATCATGCCGTCGCGGATCATCAGGGCGGCGGTGTCCGGGTCGACCTCGACGATCTCGCCGGCGAGAGCGATCGTCCCCTGGCCGCCCGGTTCGGCGGCGGGGACGGCGATGTCGCGCAGGGCCCGGTAGCGGCCGGTGTCCGGCGTCTTCTTGGCTGGCATCAGTCGTAGACCTCCACGTCGAAGGAGGCGCCGAGGTAGTCGATCGCCTGGATGGTGACCACGTCGACGGTGGCCTCGGTGACCCGCACGGTCTGGACGATCCCGCCGAGGGTCGGGTCCGACCCCTCGACGGCCGTTTTGATCGAAGAGGCGCCGGTGCCGGCGATGTACTGGGACAGGGCGTCGCGTGCGGCGCGGTCGGAGACCCGGCCGACGAGGACGGTGATCGGGACCACGATCCGGTCGGCGCCCCGGCCGGCCACCGCGTCGTACTCGACCAGGCGGGGCAGCGACACGATGGCCGCCGGCGGGGCGGCGGCGTCGGCCATGTAGTCGTAGACCCGCAGGCCGGCCACCCCGACGAGGCGGGCGCCGATGGCGTCCATGACGGTGTTCAGGTCGAGGGCCACTCACGCCACCCACCAGTTCCGCCGGAACGGCCGCAGGAGGTTCTGGGCGTCGCGGTCCAGCTCGTTCAGGAGACGCATCTCGGAGCCGAACTCGACGGAGCCGGCCACCCCGAAGGGGGCGTCCTTCCGTTTGAACAGCCGCGACGCCTGGATGAGCGTGGCCAGCTTGACGGCCTGGGGGACGGTCCCCGCCGGCCAGCCGAACTTGGCCGTCACGCTCACCCCCGGCCGGTACCGCAGGCGTGGGAACCACTTGGTCCCCAGCGCGACGAGGCGGGTCCACGGCTCGACCGGCGTGGCCAGCGCGGCGTTGATCGGCTCCAGGCGGTAGTCGGTGTTCAGCGTCCAGGTCGTCTCGGCGGTGCCGTCGCCGTTGTCGTCGGTGGCGACCACCAGGCCGGTGGTCGTCGAGATCGGATCGACCTCGACCTGGCCGGTGTCCGACACCTCGTACCAGCGGGTCACGGCCACCGAGTCGGCGGTGAAGACCCGGTCGCAGAACCCCTCGACCTGGGTGGTGGAGGCGTCGAGGGCGAGCTGAAGCGCGGTGTCGTCGGCCGTGTCGGCCGTGGGGATCGACACGAACGCCTTCAGCTCGGCCAGGGTGGCGTAGGCCACCTACCTACTGGCCGTTCTCGCCGGGCTCGGCGTCGTGGCCGGTGAGGGTCATCGGGTCGGCCGGGTCGACCACGTTGGACACGTCGTTGGGCGCCGCCGGGTTGTCCTTCGGGTCGGGGAGATCCCCGCCCCTCGGGTCGTCCTCGTCGGGCGTCGACGTGAGGTTGTTGACCGCGGCCTGGCGGTCGTCGATCGACTCCAGCAGGGGAGACGTGCCGTCCCCCTCGCCGGCGTCGGCGGTGTCGTCGGTGTCGGTTCTGCGGGCCATGGTTCCTCCTATGCGCCGGTGCGCACGACGATGGCGTTGGGGTTCTGCACCGCGCCGTCGGCTCGGGCCCAGGCCATGAAGCCGGTCTGGCCGTTGGCGGCGTACAGCTCGTTCAGGGTGACCAGGGTCACGTCCTTCACCCGCCGGATGACGTATGCCTCCCCGATGTCCCCGAAGGCGAGGAACTTGGCGCCGGTCGCCTTCGACGGCATGGCCTGGTCGATGACGACGGGGTAGCCGAGAAGGCGGGGCTGGTCGATCTGGCCGGCGATCCCGTCGTTCACGCCGGTGAGGAGCGGCCGGCCGGTCGAGTCGTTCAGGCCCATGATCGTCCCGTAGGTGGCGTCATTCATGAGCCACTGGGCACCGGCCCGGTAGGCCGGGTCGAGGAACAGGATGGTGGCCACCAGGTCGGCGAGGGCCAGGGTGCCGATCGTCCCCGACGTGGTGATCGGCGTGACGATCCCCTGCGGCTGGCCGGTGCCGGTGCCGGTGGCCCAGTGGACGGCCTGGACCCGGGCGATCCGCTCTCCCAGCTTGCGGGCGATGAAGCCGGCCACGTCGAACGCCGAGTCCTGGAGCAGTTCCCAGCTCACCTTGAGGGGCAGGTTCCCGGCGCCGCCGGCCATGTACTTGTAGGCCGACAGGGTCCGCTGGGCGAACACCAGGTCGGCGCCGGCGGCGAACGTGCCGCCTTCGGCGACGATCTCGCCGATGTTGGCCGTGTCGTCGACGGTGGGGTAGGGGACCAGGTTCCCCTCGGAGGTGGTGAACGTCTCGGCATAGTTGGCGATCCCGCCGAACTGCTTCATCCGATCGACCAGCTTGGCCCGGAACCCCTGGGGGACGAGGTAGCCGCCGGCGGTGTTCGTCCCCTCCGACTGGGCCCGGTACTGCGCCAGCTCGTCGGAGGCGTTCCCGGTCCGCAGGTACGACTCGAAGGCCCGCTCGACCGGGTCCTCGTCGGCGCCGGCCACGTTGACGTGGAGGTCGGTCCGGACCGGGGTCAGGTATGCCTGGTGCCGGGAACGGATCTCGGCCGACTGGCGGACCATGGCGAGCTGGCCTTCGAGTTCCTGGTAGCGGGCCGCCTCCTCGTCGGTCAGTGGCCGGTCGGTGCCGTCGTCGGCCTTGGCGCTGTCGACGATGGCCTGGAGGGCGGCGAGGATCTCTTCAACGGTCACTGGGTCCCCCTGAGGGTGCGGGCCCGGTGCCGGGCCAGGATGATCTGGGTG